AAGGGACCAGACCATTTGGCTGATTCTACAAGATACGCTTTATTTCATATTGGGAACCCACAGCAAGATGAGGCTAAACCATGGATAATGAAACTGATGCAGAAGTTCGAAGCGAACAAGACAGACACTCCAGGACTAAGAGGGTGATAGAGAGATTTGATATGGAGAAGGGCGTTTGGATAAAGCTTGAAATAGAAAATGACGATGAAATAAAAAAGATGACTCCTGACACAAGGATTGCATATCTAGACATTATGACAACCATTAGCGATATAATGGTGACTGGATTTAACACAAAACAAGGTAATTGATGGCCGAAACAAAGAATACATACCAACCAGTTGGTAAAGAATTAGAATTAGTAAAAAGAATCAAGGCTATGGTTGAGATGTCCAAGAGGGCAAGAAAAAACACATCCGAAGTTTGGAGAGAGTCAGAAAAATTATATATGGGTGAACATTGGTCTGGAATGAATATGCCAGAATACAAAAATCAATTGACATTGGACATGATTGCCAATGTCATTGACACCCAAATACCGATTATGTCAGCTAAACCACCAAAAATTGACGTTATTCCTGTTGGCTCTGATGACGAATCAAGATATATGGCCAATACGCTGCAAGCACAGTTAGATGATTTATGGTATATGCGAGATATGGCCACGTTGGTACCAGAATGGTTAACAGATTATTTGGTCTATGGGACTGGAATTGTAAAACTAAATTGGAATATGCATGATGATTTACCAGATTGCGATATTGTAGACCCTTTTTCTTTTTATATCAATCCTAGTGCAACCAAAATGGAAAATGCACAATACGTTATTCATATGGCACCTAGACCTTTATATGAAATACAAAAACTTTTCCCAGAGAAGGGCAAATTTGTCAAGTCTATGGGAAAACTAAATGAATACGAAGCGCTTAAAATAACCGATGTGAAACAAGGTGACAGAGGCTTAGTTCAGGTAACCGATACGCAAGGGCAAGAAACTAATTACTATGAAGGCGAATCTGAGGCTATGCAGAACTTGGAAGACCGAGCCCTCTTGATAGAAGTGTGGATGAGAGACGGAAGTGTCGAATACACAAACGAAGAAGATAAGGTTGGCAAACCAAAGTATCCTGGGGGAATTCGAAAGGTATGCATGGCAAACGATGTCATACTATACGATGGGCCGTCAAAGTATCAATTCTTGGACCAAATGAACCGTTGTCCCTATCCTTTCCCATTTGTTGTTATGAAAAATGGTGGAAGCGCTCATTCATTTTGGGGTAAACCAGAACCCAAACGATTAAAGAGTATTAACCTAGCATTGGATAGAATTGCATCTCAAGTGATGGATAACATTCATCTTATGGCAAACCCAATGTGGTTGGTTGATGAAACTGCTGATGTGCAAGACCAAATCAATAATAAACCTGGTGCGGTGATTCGCAAAAGGGGACCTGGAACTGTATCTATGCAACAACCATCATCTATGCCAGGATATGTATTCAACTTCTACCAATTGATGGTAGATATGTTTGAGACCGTATCGGGAGTTACTAGGTCTACAATGGGTAAACAAGAACCCAATGTTACGAGTGGTGTACAGGCACAGGTCTATCGGAGTGCAGCAACCAATAAAATAGATTTTAAGGCACGCCAATTAGATGCAGCAATGCAGATACTTGGTCAAATGTGGATTGCAATGATAAAGAATATGGGTGAAAAAATGCATATTCTAGAAACCAAGACCTCTACTGGTGAAACGGCAGAACTAAGATACATTGGAATGGAATTCAATGAAGTAGATACAATGGTTCGTGCAAGGGTTGGCTCCATGATGCCAGACAATAGGGCCTATATAGAAGAAAAGATATTATCTTTGGTCCAAGCTGGATTGATTCAGGACCCAGAATATATATTAGAAAATATGCAGCTACCTGGGGTGGAAAGACTTATTAGTCAGATGAGGCAACAGAGGGAACAGCAACAGATGGGTCCAGAACAATTCGAGGGGATGTCTGAGGATGAGATATTCCAACAATTACAACAAAACCCTCAAATGATGAGTCAAATGCAACAACAACCACCAGGTGAAGGATAATGAGTCAAACTTGGACCAAGAAAGAAGGCCAGTCTAAGAGTGGTGGTCTGAATGCAAAGGGTCGGGCTAGTTATAATAGTGCTACAGGAGGCAACCTAAAAGCACCTGTAACAAAGAAGAATCCTAAAGGTAAGGCTAAGGCTAGAAGGTCCAGTTTTTGTGCAAGGATGTGCGGTATGAAAAAAAGGCTTACTGGGGCGAAAACAAAGAACGACCCAAATAGTAGAATCAATTTAGCATTAAAGAAATGGAGATGTCGTTGTGCCTAAGAAAAAAGGTTTGTGGGATAACATACACGCCAAAAGAAAAAGAATAAAAACTGGTAGTGGCGAAAGAATGAGAAAGCCAGGTGAAAAAGGTAGACCTACTGCAAAAGCGTTAAAAGAATCTCAAACAAGTAAAAAAGATGCATATAAAAAAGCTTTAAAGAAAAAGAAAAAAAGAAATGCATAATAAAGAAAAATATACAGAGGTGTTAAAAAAGCATCGTAAACATCATTCGCCTAAGCATATGAAACTTATGAAGGTGCTTATAAATAAAGGCATGACCTTTGACAAGGCACATAAAACCGCAATGAAACAAGTAGGTAAGTAATTATGGGTTATAGCAGTAAAGTAAAAGCATACAGTAAAGCTTTAAAGAAAAAGAAAAAGAAAAAGAAAAAACAATGACCAAACCTATAAAAACATCTATGTGGCCACAATAAGCACATTAAGCGGTTGGATACTAATGCCAACTAATAAAAGATTTTAATAACACAGGAGACTATAAATGTCAGATGAAGTACTCACCAGTTATTCTGGTGTAACACTTTCTCAAGATGAGGCTAATACCTTAATGGGTGTTGAGTCTAGTCAACCTATGGAGCAAAATACAGAGGGTGTTGAATCTCAGCCCCAGGAATCTGAAGTCTTAGAGAAGGACCAATCGGTTACTGAAAATGAATCACAAATGGAAACATCAGAGGTAGAGTCCTTTGAATTAGATGGTAAAGAGTACGACTTGGATACAATCCAAGAAGCACTTGAAGCGTTTAATAATAAAACCGAATGGCAAAAGACTAACACCGAAAAGTCACAAGCCCTGTCAGCAGAACGTAAGACCTTTGTTGAAGAACAGAAAGCTTGGGGCAAATTAAGGGAAAATGAAGATGCCATGGAGGCTTTAAAGGATGTATTGGATGAGGACCATCCGATATTCTCTACTAATGAAGTTTCAGCGGAAGAAGAACCAATACAGGACACAAAGGATTCAGATAAGAGAATCCAGGAGTTGGAAGAAAGGTTAAACGAGATAACCAAGGTGCAAGAGCAAGAATCACTTGAAGTAGAAGCCGAAAAGCAAGTATCTGCCGACCTTGAAAGTCTCAAGCAAGAACATCCCGAACTAGTTGACCAGGAAATGATGGACCGAGTCATAGGCACGGCCATTGAAAAAGGCTTTACTGGTTACAAGGGTTTAGAGGATGCATTTGTTTTAACCTATCATGCAGCATCTGAGGATAGTGCTTTTAAAACCGCAGTAAATCGAGCGAGAAGCGCAAAAGCAATGAAGAGTATACCTGAGACGGACGGTGCAGTAAAGGGCCAACATACAGAGCCAATTACTAAATCAGAAAATTATAAGGATGCTCGGCAGGATGCGCTTAAAAACTACAATTTCTACGAATAGTAGAAAACCTAGAAGTAAAAAAAGGAATAAAAAATGGCACTTAATTACGATAGCTTAACGGCTGTAACTCGTGACAAGTTCATTCCTGTTCTCGTAGACAACATATTTAACTCTAATATCTTGACATTCAAGATGTTAAAAAACTCTGAACCTGTAGCCTCTGGTAACAAAGTTCTTCAGCCTATCGAATATGCGAAGAGTGGTTCCAAAGGATTCTACAATGGTTATGATGTTCTTGATACAACTCCACAAGAGTTGTTCACAGATGCTTCATACGATTGGGTTCAGTGTCACGCATCCATTACATATAGTGGACGTGAAGAAGCGTTAAATAGTGGGTCTGAAAGGGTTATTGATTTGATTTCTGCAAAGGTTAAAAATGCAGAGAAATCATTGAAAGACCTTTTTGGAACTCAGTTGTACTCCGATAACGATGGAAGTTCTGTCTCAACCTCTGGAGCCAGCTCGTCTGGATTCTTAGGACTTCAAAAGATAATCGATACCTCATCAACTATTGGTGGTATCAACAGGTCAAACTACTCATGGTGGCAGGCTAATGCTGCTGCATTTGGTTCATCTTCATATACAACAGTATCAGGTGCTTCTGGGGCTAATACAATTGGCCGTGAAATCAGAGAAATGTACGGTGCTTGTACTGTTGACAACGACAAACCAGACCTCATCGTGACCAGTCAGATTATATTTGACTGCTATGAAGAATCATTATCTGCACAAAAGCGTTTTGGTGCATCTAGTGAATCTTTAGCAGATGCTGGTTTTACCAATCTGTTGTATCGTGGTACTCCAATTGTTGTTGATGACCATTGCCCTCCTGGCGAAATGTATTTCTTGAACACCAAATATCTGAAGTTCAGACATCATGGCTCAAGAAACTTTGCCTTCCAGGGGTTCAATAAACCTGTTAACCAAGATGCATCCGTAGCACATATCCTTTGGTTAGGTGCTTTGACCTGTTCAAACCCAAGAATGCTTGGGAAGTTGACAGGCGGACCAACTGCATACTAATAGGAGGTTTGAATGGCAATAGCACAAACAAGTGTAGATAAAGTTGGAATCGCAATGGTTAATGAGGAAGTTGGTGGCGTAGCAGTCATGCGAATGGGAAATGTCCATTTCGCAACAGGTACTGGCGCACCAACAGATGGCGCAAGTGGTGATATGAAGGCAAGCCCTAAAGGTTCGCTATACATTGATACTGCCGCTGGCAAGACCTATACCAAGACATCAGCAGCAGCAGCTTCTGTGACTTGGGTAATAATAGGTACTGTCGAATCATAAGCCTCGGTTCTTAACCGACTTATAACTGAATAAAATGAGATACGGTCAATCCCCGATTCTAACGAGTCGGGGAACCGTTGAAGGAATATGACCTCAACAGAAATGACAACCTTACTTGGCCTACGCATGGAAGATGCAGGGGAAGTAAACTTTACATCAGCAACTAAACTCAGTGCCTTAAATGTGGCCCAGAGAACGGTTGCTAGTTTTCTTAATGAACACTACCTAACAGAATTAGAGGTGCGTGATTCTCTTACCACCAACAACACTGCCATAAATAATGGATATGTGACATTGGGTGGTGGAGCTACCAATCAAACAGCAAACATTCCTATTCGAAATAGTATAAGAAATGTAGAGATAGCCTACAGTAGTGGTACACCAATATTTACAGTAATGATTCCTTTTCAAGATGTTAAGAAATTAGAGAATTCATATTTAAGTCATGACAGTGCCAATCCAGTATCTTGGGTATGGGCTGGATTATTATACATCAGGCCAATGACCGCAATGACAGGTCTAGTGGTCTATTATTTAAAAGAACCTACAGATATCACAAGTAGTGCGAATTGTATCTTGAATGCATCCTTGCATGATATGGTAGTTGATTTGGCTGAGGCTGAATTATGGAGAATGGACAACAATGCAACAAGAAGTCAGGCTGCAAGAGAATCGGGTATGAATCAAATACAAGTATTGAACTCCAGATATGAAACTGAGAAACCAACAGAGGTGGGAGCATGACCTGGGCTAATTTAATGGATAGGGCATTGGTCCCATTTGAAGGAAGGACAGGTCAATTAGACACTAGGGTTGGAAAATATTTAGATGAAGCTCAAGAAGATTTTTCATTATATACAAAGTGTTATGTAAGAAAATTTAACATATACATTAGTCCGAATAAAACTTATGTAGAGTTACCTGATGATTTTGTAGAAATGGTAGACTCTCCGATATTTAGAGGGGATTACTTATCGCAACGTACTAGTAATGCTTACCTTTATAACCAAGATACAGATACAAACCTCTTTAACAAGGGTACACCTTGCGAATATTATTTAGAGGATAGAAGGCTTCATCTAGTTCCTAGACCCTCTCAGGCAGGCGTTTTAACGCTTACTTATGTTGCAGTACCTACTAGTCTAAGAATAAAGACTGGAATGAAAAAATTAAGATTTGATAATCTTAAATCAGAATATTTTAGAGCAGGTAATACTATCAAGTCAAGAGCAACCACCTATGGAATAACGTCCACAAGTTCAGTGGCTACCGTAGAAAGAGCAGACCATTTTGAGCCTAAAGCTGGTATTCTTATCATATCTGGTCTTACGAATGGATTCACAACTGACAATGAAGATTTTTTTAGTACTGGCGATGAGACAACATTTTATGAAAACCAATACTCTAATAACTGGGATAGCATTTTAACTACTTGGAATGATTTAGGACTTGGTGGTATCGCCACAGTTAATAGCAGTCAGTATACTTACACCGAAACCAAACCCATTATACCAGATGTATATCATTACCTGCTTGTTGATTATGCAAAGGCAATGATTCATCAGGATATTGGGAATGGAAAAGAATATCAGAATCATTACAGTGTCTATTTGGCTAATAGGGAAAAGGCTAGGTCAACAGTTGCAAATGCAGATGTTGGTGGTATGTCCTATGTGGCAGATAGGGTTGGTAGTGGCGTTTATTAATGAACATAGAAATCAATTCATTTAGTGGTGGAATAGCAACCAATGCAGACCCTAATGATTTAGGGGATAAGTATTCTGTCACAAATCAAAACTTCTTAATAGACCAACCAGGTAGACTGGTTAAACGTCCTGGAAGAAGTAGTACTGTAACTATAAACAGTCTAGCCTTTTCTGATGCTAAGTATTGGTCTCCTAGTAATTTGAAAATCAATGGTACATCCATTGATGATAAATGGATTGGATATAACCCTTATCTAAAAAAGTTAGTATTTACACCATCTAATATATTAGGTGGAGTCACTCCAACCGATTTAAGTAGTAGTGCATACAGTTCTAATATCCCAAATGATTTTGACCTACAGGACCATGGGACCGAATTTAGAATGGCACCTAATAACTTAAATCATGGTCCAAAAATATTACAGCATATTAGTAGAAATTTCTTTAGTGGTAGTTATAGTGTAGATGAGTTTGTGTTTCAGGATGCATTACTTCCTCAATCTTCAAATATTAATTTTGTATCTCTAGCAGAGTCCGCATCTGCATCTGGTTTTGACATGACCAATAATCAAACAAATTCATACAAGTTAAGTCCAGTATATGATGGTATTCAGGAGTTGCCATTAGATACTGCGAGTAAGTCAATTACTACTACTGCTACTAGTAGAATGAACCAAATTAAGTTTACGTTATCTGCTTCGGTTTCTGGGACGGCACCTAATAAAACATATGGATTTAATCCTAGAATGACTGCTATAAAAGTATATCGAGAAACTTCTAATAGTGGTACATATTTTCATATTGGAACCATACCAATTAATACAAAAACCGAAAATGATAATGTACTACCCAGTACAACAAATTATAAAAAAGGCATTGAGGCTGTTTATTCTGATTCTTTTATAGATGATTCAGCTAGTTTAACTGGGTCTGGTGGAACATTTGCAACATTTGATTGTGGTAGTATTGGTACTGCTGGTAGCACTGTTGTGTCTATATTTTATTATGTTTGTAAAAAGTCAGAATCGCTTGTCAATGAAAGTGTAGATGCAGGTAGTGTACTAATTAAAGGTTTTCCTATTTTTGCAAAACAATCAAATAGTGGGACATCTCAAAATGTGACTAGCACGCCATCAACAGACAGTACATTTGTTTCTAATTTACAAAACGGTATAATAAATACAGTCACGGTTGATAATGACGTATCAACAGGTCATAACCCTGTAGATTTTTTTGATGAAGAATGTGTTATAGTAATTATAAAAGGACTTGCTGCCCCAGGGCAGTCTACTAATTTTAGTGTTGTAAGCTCATTAGATGTTTCGATTGGTGCTTGTCACTCTAATCAATTAGTGTTTAATGGCATAGCCAATGCCGATAGGTATTCTGCTAGTCAATACAATAGTGGTTTCTTAGTAAAAGGAAATAATCATTATTTAATACAAGGCACTCTAGGTAAGGCTGTATTAATAAATAACGCCACATCGGGTTTTGGTAGTGCAGCAGTGCAAATATTTAAAAGTTACATTGAAGGATATGCAAGTAATACTGCAACATATTACTTTTATGATATGGGATTTACAGCAGGCGCACAACAACCCTATGTTGAGGATGCTAAAGTAAGAGTCCATTATAAATTTAGCCAAATGTTAAATGACAGATTGTTTGTTGGTAATGTAAAGCTTGACCCTAGTGTTGATAATGAGGACCATCCAGACTGGCTAATCTATAGCGCCCCTGGAATGCCAGATGTATTACCTATTGTAAATTACATTCAAATTAAGGACCAACAGGGTGGTACGATGATGGCACTTAATAAGTTATTGGATTCTCTCGTTGTATTTATGTCAAGGGGTACATTTAGATTGGATGTGAATTCTGTTGGTGACCCATCTAGTTGGCAGTTAATGGAGTCGAATAGCCATATTGGCTGTATAGCTTCTAAGGCAGTGGTAAATATTAAAGATAATCTATTCTTTTGTTCTCATGATGCTGTATATCAAATAACTCCAGATTTTAGATTTACTCCAATATCCGAGCCTATTAAAGACGTATATCAATCTGCATCAAACCTCTCTCAGAGTAGGTTAATGTATGACGTAAAAAGAAATAGACTCTTGTGCAGTTTTGGAAGTACTACAGATACAATATACGCATACGACCTTATATCAAATGGTTGGTCTACTTTAAAGTTTGGTACTGTACCTGCCAAGTTTTACAGTATAGATGATTCTTTAGACGTATTTGGTTTTTATCATCAAGCTCCTGACAACTCTGGTGATGCAGTAAACTCAACAATATATTCATTGCATCAATCTAGTTCTAGCGAAAGTATGGATATTGTATATCAAACAGGATTCAAGAACATTACAAAAATGGATAAGAATGCCATCGTTAGGAGACTCAATTTAAATTATGAATCATCTGCAGCATTGACCTGTAAGTTGTATTCGGATGGCGATATGACCACGGTAAGAAGTACTTTGACTTTCTCAGCCAATAACTCTTCTAAGGATTACTTAGTAAGCATACGTCCTTCTGGTATTAGGGCTTCATCGTTGGCATTAAAAATATCTGCAACAACAAGTGCAGCAGTTAAAATTAACAAGGTAGAAATAGAAACAGATGAGTAGAATAAAATTTGCAAATAAAAATGTGGATAAGAATGTATCACAACTATCAAATAACGTCAAAAAGCGTGGTGTGAGGACTAGAATTGTTAAGGGTTTGGTTCGTGCATCTGATATATCATCTGGTGAATTCGTATTCACAACATTAAAAAAAGGTCAAGAAGGTCCATCATCACCAACTAGTGATGAGTCAAGAATCTATTTTAAAGATGATGAGGGTAATTTTTTCAAGTTCACTGGAACAAAGGTAGGATAGTATAATGGCATTAAAGGATATTGCTTTAAAATTAGCAAGTGGAGCGACAAGCATGAATCCATACACTTATGGATTATCAATGGCTGCACCAGGTTTATTTAAAGGGGTTAATTCATTATTCAGCAAGGCTCCACAAGAAACAACTAGTAATGATACAACTGCATATTTGAACAAATTAAGGAATGTATCTAAAGAAGGTTTGTATGGTCAGGATGTTAAAAATGAGATTGGTGCAGACCTACAACAATCGTCACTTAATACTAGAAACGCTTTAAGAGGCAACGCTGTTCAGTCAGGTATGGAAAACAGTGGTGTACTAGCCCAGCAGTTACTTCAAGAAGGAGGGCAAACAACATTGGCAGCAGCAAGGATGGCAAAACAAATAGCTCAGATGAATGAAGAGAGTAAATTGAACGCAAGCGCACAGGCAGCCAATGTGGGTCAATCCGTTGCTGATAGGGATTATCGTAACGCATTAACGCGGTCATCCAGAAGGTCAGATATAGCAAGTACACTAGGTGGTGGGTTAAAAGACTATGTAACTGGTGTAAGAGACTTTGGTGATTTTACTATTCAAGAAGATGATAAAAAGATTGACAGTATGACAGATGAAGAACTTGAAGCTTATAGAAGGATGTTTAATTCATGAGTTATTTACAAGCGCTTAAAAAAGCAACTAAAACCAAAGAGGTTCCTTATCAGAAGCAGCAACCTTCTGAATTTATAGAAACAAGCATAGCTACGCCAGATACTACTGGAGATGCAAAAGCAAAAAAATGGTATGAGTCTTTAACTCCAGAACAGCAGCAAAGGTTAAAAAGTAAAGTTGAATCTCATTTTAGCAAAAAGAATCCAGAGATGGTAGCAAATCAAAAGAAAAATGAAAATATTGAGATGAATCGTTCTAGGCAACAGGCTTTGTTGAAAGAACAGTATAAAAAAGACAAAGAGTGGCAAGATAAGAGGGACCAAACCGCATTGCAAAACCAGCAAAAAGAAGCAGAAGCTGCAAGGAATGCTGAAATAAAAGCACGAAATGATGAAATCAAAAGAAAGCAAAAGATTAAAATAGATGGTGGTCAGGTTGCAGTTGATGTCAGAAGGTCAAATCAAGAAATAAATGTCTTGCAAAGGGACGTTGATAAACTAACCAAAAAAATAGTAGAGGCAAAAGACCAAAAAAATAATATAACTGTAAATAGGTGGAGACAAGAACGTGCTGACATGGTGGAAGGAATAGCGATTCTAAAAATGGAGATGGATAATAAACTGGTTCAATTTGTTGATTCCGCAACAGATAAATATGGTGTTCAAGAGGGTGTTAAATATCTGACTCAGATGGGTATAGATGCGAATAAAATAAATGAAATTCTAAGCAGGAAGTAAAGTTTGGACCCTAATAAAAGAGCCGAGATACTTGAATATCTAAAAACCCAGGAAAAATCCCTGGTTGATTCTGTTATTGACAATGGCGATGACCCCAACTTTGCCGTAGAGCCAGAGGATAAGTTTCAGGGTACTCAGGACTTATCCAATATTAATAAGCTTCGAAAAGACGGCTGGACCAACGATAGGATATTCAAGGCTTTAGAAGCTGACATGACTGAAAAGCAAAGATTGGAAGCTGCAAAGCAAGGGCCACCAAGGCCACCTAAAAGCACACTTGAGAAAGTAGTACTCAAAACAAAACGTTCTGTAAGGGGTAGTGAGTTAGATGCTATGTCATGGATGTCGTATTCAGGTGTTCCAGGGTATCCATCCTGGGAAGAAATGAATGAGATTTATGATGAGTATGAAGAGCGCATAAAGAACGACCCAGTTCTAGCAGATAACTGGCTAGAGTATGTCTTGTTATCTGCATCTGGTTTATCAGGTTCCATGTACGCTGGGACCAAAGCAGGACTTCCATATGCAGCAGCAGGTATGACTGGTGCAGCAGCGGTTGGGGCAGTTACCCCAGTAATACCTGATGAGGCTTTCACAATCCCATTATCTGGTGCAGGTGGATTAGCAGTAGGTACAACAGCATTCTGGCAACAACAGGGTTCTGGTATGATGTTGAGAAATCTAATCAAACGTGGAGTGGACCCAGATTTAGCTTATGGTCTCGCATCAGTTGGTGGATTATTTTATGGATTGGTGGAAAGAGCGCAAGTATCAAAATTCATTCCAAAGTCAGTACAGAAAAAAGCCAACGATACAATTACAAAGTCATTAACAAAATGGATAAGCGAGAATTATCGTAAGTATGGCACAGATTATTTTGTCCAAATTGGTCAGGAAGAAGCACAATTGGGAATCCAATTTATTACAGAAGAATTAGCAGTTGCCCTGGAGGGCGACATTCCACATAGGCAAATTGAGGATATGGCAGCAGAAGCCTGGGAAACATTGAAGCAAACAGCAGCAGGATTAGTTCCTTTGCAGGGAGTACGAGGAGCAGTTGATTATGCTGTTGATACTAAGGCTCCACCAAAAATGAAAGATGTTGTAAGCGGTCTTGTAGATACTCAGCAAGAAATTGAAACAAGTTCTATTGTATCACCTGAAGAAGCTTTAACGGTCGAAACTCAGGCGCAGCAGATTACAGAAGATGAAGCTAATGATTTCAATATTGTATACGATAAAGAAAGTGATGGTACTAGGGAGATAAGTGAAGATGAGCTTATTGCAACTGGATATGATATAGAAAAAAATAAATTACCACTAACAAGAGAGGATGAATATGGAAACAAATTCTACGCAGTCAAAATTAAAGGCGAGAACGATTCTGAAGGCAATATACGACTCACCAGCACAGCGGATAGAAGCACAATTCTTGAAGAAACAGTCGAAGCCAGACTTAAACAGCTCAAAAACTCAAAAGAATCAGAAGACCAAGCCTTAATAGCTAAAATTGAAAATTGGTGGGAGGCTGTCAGAAAAAAGGCTTCAGAAATGGGCCTAGAACTTCGTTTTGTTGACACAGACGAGGGTAACATCGAGTTATTTTCTGATGCGATTCTATACCATAAGGGGGGCTTTACAGGGCTAGGTAAAGAATTTGAGGCTGCAACATACATTCCAGACCAACTTGCAGACGAATTCATAGGCAAATTCGGTGAAATGAGCGATGGTAATAATATTTTTGACATTTTAAAAAGTGACCAGGGCGGAGTTGCTAAAGCCGATAAGGATTTTCGTATTGGTGTTGATGAAGAATTATCTAGCAGGGAAGAAATTGACAAAGAAAATCAAAGGCCACCTCCAACCGCAAAGAATCCTGCAAAGACAAGACAAATGACTGGCCTGAATCCAATCAGGTTAACTGGCACTTTTCAAAACTGGTATCCAACCCCAGCGGATGATATAAATATTAAAACACCAGCATTTAAAAAGTGGTTTGGAAACTCTGAAATGAAAGACTCGACAGACCCAGAAGGTGGACCAGCAGAATTATACCACGGCACCAATGCAACCTTCGATTCATTTATGCCAATGACCTATATGACCATGGATAAAAGAGTAGCCGAATTCTACGCTAGAAGACATGATGCTGAAGATATTGAAGGATACACTCCTGAACATGGTTTTGAATGGGCAAGAGAAGGTAGTCAGATTTATCCTATTTATAGCAATTTAAAAAACACTTTTGAATTTGACATAGACCAATATGATTTAGGTGAGCGTGAAAGTTTTGATGAGTGGATATTTATTATGAATAATCTACTTGAAAGGGATGGCAAGGAAGAATTCACTAAAGAAGAAGTAGATAAAATATTTGACAACTTTGAAGGGAATTTGTTTGCTAGGGACCAAAATAAACTCGAAATCAATCACGAAGACCAACCATTTTATAGATTTATAGATTTGAATCTTAGTTTAGCAGATGCATTAGAGACTAGAGGGTATGATGGTATCGTTGCTAGTGAAGATATATTTTCAGACGGTACTGACCCAACTGTTTTTATAGCATTTAACCCTGAGTCAATTAAGTCAAAATTTAACCAGGGAACCTTTGACCCCAACGACTCAAGAATGTCTCACCAGTTAGAGCCAGGTGTAGTAGAACAGGCAGTGGGTATTTATCCTGATGTGATGAATACAAAAGCAAAGAAAGACAGATTAAGGCTTACTGTTGCTCGTAGAGAAAAAACACCATTGGTAGGTAGACAGAGTAATAATCGAGTCGAATTTGAACTTGAGAATGGTGGTGTAATGATTCTTGGAAGGGATAAAACCCCAGAAGATTGGATTCGCCAGGTAGAGAGTATCTTGGACCAAGACGAGGTACAACTTGCAATGAATTGGTATGAAGATGCATACCCTGCATTTGTTGAAGAATTTGGTCAAGATGAAGCTGTGAATTATATGGTTGCCTGGTTATTGGGTAATGTCCAGGCTAGTCCTCAACAAGCGCTATCAAATACATTCCTGGGAATGGAACAGTTGAAAGCTGCGCTACCATCATTTAAAAGTGCAGGTACAAAATCAGTATCTAAAAATATTAAAACAGCATTGCAAGGTTTGCGAACAGAAAAAGGCGCAGGTGCTAAGTTATATGACTTCCTGGATAGCGCATTAGGAAAATTAACCAGGACCGTAATGCAAGATGATAAAAGAGGTTTAGCGCCAGTAGCAATTGATAGACATACATATAGAGATTCAGGTTTTGTTGATGCAGCAATTAAAAATATACTTGGCAGGCTTGCAATTGATAAAGACAGGGTTAAAAGATTAAGGTTTGATTCTAAGAGTTCTTCACCAACCGACACTCAATATGAGTATGCTTTAAAGTATATGAATGACCTTACCAACTCATTAAATGAGATGGGTTATATGGGTGGTAACTTAAAACCTCATCAAGTCCAGGCTATCGGATGGACCGCAATAGCCAGAATGTCTGAATCATCAGAAGGTCAATCAATCCAGGATGCTATTGGCTTACAAAAACCCACAGTAGCATTTGCATTAAGGTTTGGTGACGAAAGTCCTTATAGCGCTATGTATGGAGAAGCGTTTGATGGTCTGCCAGAAAAGAAAAAAATTGCATTAACAGATAGAGTGGTCCAGGATGTGGTCCCAGAGTTAGCTGAAGAATTAGGTTTAAAAGTTAACTCAGTAAAGGGTAAAGGTTATGGCATCTGGGATAATGACCCAGCAGAACCCAATGCTACAATTAATGTTAGAGGAAGTAACCAAGCTATAAAAGCATTGATGAATTCTATTGGTATCTTATTTCAACAAAGCGAAGTGGGACTAATAAGTAAGGCTCCTAATCTTAAGGGGTTGGGTATGGTTTACAGCCATAAAGAATTAGCAAACCCAGAAATGCAGCAAGCTGTATACGATATTTTAAGAGAAGAAACAGACAACGATTTTACACCAGGGGCAACAAGCGTAACATATAATGGTATGCCAGGCCTATTGGTAGGTACAGATGTTAATCAGTCAGATTATGAAATACATGAGCCATCGTTAGATACAGCAGTTGAAAGAATTAGGAATGAACTAGGTATCGATTTAGATTTGCCTGGTGCTATTACACCAATAGGAAGTAAATATGAAAAAACAAAAAACAACTGGAAGAAAGACAATCAGGGTGAACGGTATAGAAAGGCCATTCGCAAAACCCACCCATCCAGTATACTCGGAAGGCTCGACAATCATTATGGGCCGAAGATTGAGCGACACCTCGAAGACACCTTCGCAAAAGAATCAGACAAGCGAAGAAAAAGCTACCAACTAGAGTCAGACCCCGACTATGCTGCTGAAGTAGATGCAGCAATCCAAGCAAAAGAAAAAACAAAATCCTTTAATATAAGTACAGACACTATCATAGATAGTGCAAAGGATTTCCTATTTGATTCTATGGGTCCTTTGGTCAGATGGCAGAAGGATACCGAGGAACAAATGCTTGGTGGCAAGCGTTTACGAGACCATTTAAATGTTGCCCTAGCTTCTGAATTATTCATAGGTAAGACATCGGAAAAGATATCTGACCTTAACAAACAAATCATAGATAAAGATAATCCCGAAAGCTTTCTAAGAAGGCTTGTCGATAGCGGTATCTCAACCGAAGATTTTAATCTATACCTACACTCCTTACACGCTCAAGAAAGAAATGATGCTGTAGCTGAAATTAATGAAGACCTGCAAGATGGTGGCAGTGGAATGACTTCTAAGGTAGCTGAGACCTTATATAAAAAGTATAATAAGAAATATGGTAGGGTAAAACTTAGAAAGTTTGTCCAAGAATTTAGGGAA